TTTTTAGTGTATTTCAGGAAGCCAAGGCGAATGCCCTTGTATAGCCATGCCCTGATAAAAATAAAGATACTGAATCGCTGCCAGCCTAAGCTCTTCAGGCTGCTCTGGGTCGGGATGATTCAGAATAAAATGCAGCGTACAAACTAAAGCATGATAAATTTCACCATCATTTTCGCCTATTAATGACTCAAAGTATTCGCTCTCACCGACAAAATGCAAAGTTGCGTCCTCTGGGTCTTTCTCAAAATTTCTTTTAAAACTTTCTGATATGTCATTCTTCATAACTCATCCTTCAGTGTGTGGCTTTAACTTCTCCCACATTTCGCTCATCGGCCGCAAAGATTCATAAGAAACTTTACCGGCCCCATCTCTTTCTACAAATTGCGTTTGCTTGCTTTCAACATCCCCGGCACTAACGACTTGTGCGTTTTCCCAGAACCACTGCTTAGAACACCAGCCCATAAGCTCTACCTCACCCTCAACCTCATTGGCGAACACATATATGTGAACCTCGTATTCTTTCTGGCTGAGGGTCACATGAGCGCTGTAGTGTGGCTTCGCCTCTACGTTTCTATGCTTAGTTTTGACATCTATTGTTATCTTCTGGCCATCCCTCAGCTTTACAACAAAGTCGTATGACCCCTTCTCTGTCCCAACCCACAAGAACGATGGCGCATAGAGGCATAACTGCTTAGCAAACTCAGCTTCTCCTAGCCTCCCGGCTATCTGTCCGATGCCGTCTTCCAGTATCGTGTGCCGATTGAACCTCCTGCCCGTGTAAAAGGGGTGATCTTCCCCGAGGGCCGCCACTACAGCTCATCCTTCAATGTCTGTGGAAATGGGACATATATCCCCTTCTTCTCTGAGAGCCACCGTATCAGCACCTCAGCGGCTTCGCTTAGCTCCCCACCAGTGAGCTTAGTGGTAGAGGTTTTGTCGTACATGGCCTTGATGATGGGCTTGTAGAGCATCTCTTTCACCAGCCCTTCAGTGAAGGGTATTTCGATCTGATCGTTGAAGGGGTGCTTGTTAGAGTATCCAGCATCGTTAAGCTGCTCAGCCATCTGTCTGAACCATAGGTGCATGGCGTTGTTCTGCCGCTCAGTCCTACCAAATGGCTTGATTGAGTACAGAAGATGATTGCCTTGGCTGTACTGATCTTTTAAGAACTTTATGAAAAACTCTAAACTATCCTTGGTGTCTACAATCCATCTATGCCCGTCTGACATAAATTACCCCCAAATAAAAATATCAATGAAATCAAGGGTTAGCCCTGTTGGCCCCGTTGGCCCCACTTTTTGGGGGCCGCCCCCTAAAACACGGGCCAACCGGGCAAACGGGGCAAACCGATGATTTCTATACAGTTTTTTTCTCACCACTTTTCACCCTGCCAGCGATAGTTCTTTGTATTGTTTGAGCCAGTTCTGCGAAGTTTCAACATATTACCTTTTAACAAATCCATGCAGTTGCGCAGGGTCTTCTTCGTGCAGTCGTTTGGATTGAGGTCTTCGTCATGAAGCATCCTATATAATTCGGCCTGACTATATTCAACGCCGCCCTTCATCACGGACTCAAGGAACAACACCTCATCCTCGTATTTGGCGAAAGCCTTGCCGACATTGATCTGCGCCGCCTGCTTCCTCTTTAAGTCGCTGATGTCTTCATCGTCAAGAAACTCAACAGAATCGACGGACTCTTCATAACCCACGGTTTCTTTCGTCTGCCTATATCGGAACCCGCCAGAGAATGAAATCTGCTTGCGATCCTTTTCGTTAATAACCAAAAGCTCCTGATGGTCGGCAAACTTGTCGTTCAGGGGGTCAAGGCCAAACATATTGTCTACGTCTGCCTTGAGATCGCCTACGCCCTCGTAGATCAAGCGACCGTCTAGCGACCGATGCTTGTTGCAGTGGCCCAAAAGGATGACAGTACCGCCCGCTGCGGCGAACTGCCTAAATACATGAAGAATGTCCCGCATATCGCCCTTGTTTAGCACTGGTGCGAACTTCTTGAGAGTGTCACAAATGACTATCTTGCCATTTGCGTGGCCCTCAAGCCGTATCATGTTCAATAAACCCAAGGCATCCTGAGTGGTGCGTAAGCCGGGATCTTGGCTTGTAGCCAAGGTAATCATTGACATACCGTGCTTCTGGCCCATCTTTGCCTTCTGAACTACACCCCTCGCACCGTCATCCTCATTGAAATAGATAACGTCTGAGCCTTTTATAAGGTTGTTGCGGATAGACTTGAACAGACTACCTAGCACCCAGACCGTCTTGCCGGCCCCAGAAGGCGCGTAAACGAGCGTTACCGTTCCGGTGGTAATCATGCCTGAAATAACTTCGCGTTCGTTAGCGAGCCTCTCCTCAAGCTCTGCGATGCGGTGGTTAGTTGCCGCCGCCTGTAGTCTGGCTAGCGATGAAATCGGCTGTGCGTGGCCGTTAACTCCTGAGTATCTTTCGTAGTCCTCGTAGCTCGCCATGGGCGGTCTAACTTCGTTGAACTCCCTAATCTTATTAATTAATTCGTCGTCTTTATCCACGATATGCGTCCTCCTCGACAACCTGATATCGCCAAGCTGAGTTATTTTGTAAGACTTTTGCAAACTCTTGCAGTTTTTGAGCGTCCATGCCGCGTAGCTTCTCACCCCTACGGAAAGCGCCGTGATAAACCAAACACCAGTGCATCATGTAATCCAGATCGTCGGCCGAGAATGTCCTGACCCACTTGGTGGAAACCTCAGACCACATCCCTTGCGACCGGAGAGCATCGAGTACTTCATCCTGAGTACAGCCCGAGAAGCAATGGACAAGGATTTTGTCATCTGCGTCCGTGATTGACAGGCTAGGGCTTTTATCATCATGGGCCGGGCAGCAGGCGATATATTCAAACTGGCTTACTTTCTTAAATTTTGGAAGGTTTGATAGCTTGTTTAGAACCGAGGCAGGGCTTTCCCTCTCCACCTCTTTGCGTGTTTCCCCGAACGGGCTGAAGCCTAGCGGCCCCTTTTTGTTTTCCACTGGAATCCCTTTTCGTTGAGCGGAACCTATAACTCTGAATCAGCCTCTCTAGCTTGTCAACAAATTGCTTAACTTTTTTAAAGATCGGCAGGCTTGCTAACTTGCGTTAACTTGAGTTAAACTGCTTTTAGGTCAACAAAGGAGGGAAGAGTATGGCCGATAAGAACAAAGGTGAGGTAGAGATCCATGGCAAGGTTTATCTAACTGTTGCCAGAAGGATTGATGATTTCAGAAAGTCGGCAGAGTTTAAGGGCTGGTCGATCGAGACAGAGCTGGTTAGTGCCGAGGACTCGATGGTCGTGATGAAGTCAACGATCCGGGATAGTGATGGCAAGGTTGCAGCTACCGGCTACGCTGAAGAAAACCGTAGCTTCGGAAAGATTAATAAAACGTCAGCCCTTGAAAATGCCGAGACCTCAGCGGTCGGCAGGGCCTTAGCATTCCTTGGCCTTGGTGGTAGTGAGATAGCCAGCGCCGACGAGGTGTCTACGGCGATTGCTCACGGGTCGGTGAAGGATGTGATGGAGCCGATCCTGCAGCATAACGAGGCAGCTAGAGAGAACTTCGATTCTATCTACTTCATTAAGGAATACATCAAAACCGGCGATGTTGCCGGAGTTGCACAGATATGGCTTGAGTTGTCTAACGAGATAAAGGAAGCCTTATGGGTTGCCCCGACAAAGGGCGGCGTATTTACCACAGAAGAGCGGGCGTTTCTCAAGTCCGATGAATTTGCACAAGCCAGAAAGGAGGCCGCATGAGCGACGAGAAAGACTTCGTCAATGGCATGATTGTTAAGAAACCTAACGACAACGCGCCAGATTTTGTCAAAGCCAAGGTGTCTATCAAGCTCGATGACTTCAAACAGTGGATTGGCGGCTTTGTTAAGGCCAACCCTAACGATGAGTGGATAAACATCGACATCAAAGAATCACAAAAAGGTACTTGGTACGCTGAACGTGATGCTTGGAAGCCCGAAAAGAAGGATTCCGCCCCCGCCGCCAAGGAAACTGACGACATTCCTTGGTAACATTAACCGCCGCTGCTTGACTCCCGCAGTGGCAATCTTGCCCAGACCCCAAGCTCTGGGCTTTTTTTGAGGTAAAACTATGTCTGATAAGTATGTTTACTGGCGCGAACTAGGCGACATGTTCAAAGCCTACACCGCACCCAAGCTGATGCGCGTTCTTGATGCCAACGATATTCCTTATCGCAAGGATGCCAAAGGCAAGCCGATGGTAGAACGTGTTCATGTTGACTCTACTGCCGACACTGGTGGCGCCGCCGAAGCGATGGAAGCAATGGAAAACGCAATCAACGAGTTTTCTACCACCGTCACAGTAGAATGAGTAAAGATCGGGGTGGCTGGCTTGACCGGGTTCCGGAATGGCTGCCGCCCCTTATCCTTGTTTCAGCTATCTCGCTGTATATCTTGGCGGGGGATATTGCCTAGTTCTTGATGGTACTTCACGTTTTCTAGGTGTTGTGCCATCACTTCTTCTTTTGATTGGCCGTGATACTCGACCGCCAGCCTCATATCTAATAGCACATTGTTCAGGCTTTTAGTCTGAAAGCCGTCACCCTCCTGCTTGTAGATCGAAGCCAGCACCCTTCCGAACTTGCCGCGCTTATCGATATACGTCCTCAAAAGCACCGTACAGCCTTCTGGCAGCTCGTTTTTCAAGTAGTCCTTAGCTAGGTTGCCGAGTGCTTTTGTCTCTACAGAGCCGCCACGGATCTCTGCGGTGTCGATACCGTAGAGTCTTATGGATTGATTGTGCAGCCAAACGCCCATGCCCAAATCGAGATCAACCCGGCATGAGTCGCCGTCATAAATAGATCGGATACTGGCCTTATAGGTATACATGATGGCCTCCGGAAGAAGGGGCGGTATTGAGTGAACTGGGACCGCCTAAAACCAGCCAACACGCGAGGGATCGCGTTACACAGTCAGAATACTAGCACGAGGATGGCCAACGTCACTAGGCACCCTAAAATGCCAGCAACACAGCAGACGGCCGCCAATAAGAGCTTTTCTGTGCGATCGCTATACATCGCCGTGGTGCTTTGTTTGATGGTCGTGCCAGTTATCTAGGCAATGGATACACCACACCTCATCGGGGCCATCCTCAATATGGTCGCTGGCCTGCACCAGATCCACCCCATTATCGAAAAATGTCTCCTCGCAGGACTCACAATGCACGACATTGGTGAAATTAGACCATCTCATCACAAGTCCCCTAGATCTGGTCGTTGATCCCAAAACAGATCCTCAAGTGCCTCATGATTGAACAGGCGACTGATGTCCTGCTCTCCATTGCCGGATGTAATCTTCTCGATCTCCATCAATGGCGGCTCTTCTCGCGTCCCTGCCTCAATGTAAACGTGAACCCGCACGTCACAAGTGTTCAAGTCCCAAACAATTCTTCTTGTTTTCATTGTTGCTCTCCATTCAATTCAATTGCACATTCTATGCGCTTCAGCGCGGCCATGCCTAAGTCCAAGCCCTTTGCCAAGCCAATCTGGCGATCCTGCTCGCCGATGTCGTCCTTGGCCGCTACACGATCCAGAAGACTGGTCATGTGCTTGTCTTCTAGATCCTTCAAGGCTTCTCGTACCTGTTCTAGCAGCTGTGTCATTGCTCCACCCCCTGTAATCGGTCGGCAATCATGCCGATGTCACGGCGTGCCATGGCGACATCATCGGAACTGCCACGGATCTTTGACAACCAGCGGTCGGCGGATGCCAGCCCGGCGATAGCCTCCCGCAGCCGAATGGCCGTCAATTGCTTTTGAGTTTCGTCGGATATAGGCGCCGGCTTGCGTTCCTCAATATATGGGAACATATCCCGCGCCACGGCGACTACCTCGGCTTCGTAGACTGATTTAGTGTCCCAACTGGTGTTTAGGATGGCCTGATATACGATGGCGGCTTCCTCTGAACCCAGCCACGGCGCTGAACTCTTCACAAACTCAATGGAATATTTGCTCATTACTTTTGCCCTCTTTTGTTGATGTTTTGAAAGTTTACCAATGTTTACCACTGAAATCCAGCAGACTCTACCGCTTCGCGGAACTCTGTCAGTAGGTTATCGAGCCTAGCGGTCAGCGCTTCTTCGCTCTGCAACTGCTCTAGTGTGGCATCGGGCCAGTTTGCCGCACGTCTGGCGGCTTCAAGGTCTGGGGTTTTGCCCTCGCCAACCCTGCACCGGGGAATGTATGTTATATCGCCATCATTCGCGGGCCGCTCAAGCGCTTTGATGTCACGCATTCCAACAATGCTATGGCTGTTGCACTGCTCGTCTAATACTTTTGGCTCCCACAGATAAAGACCATCACGGGTTTTTATCTTTTGAACCTCCCCCGCCTTTAAGCCCCAGCAATCGCGGTCGCTGGCAAGGTAAGTAGTGTTTGCGACGTAGTGCATCGGGCCATCAGTCGACACTAAATGCCAACGGATTAAATTCGCGAGTTCTGGGAAGTGTTCGCGTATTTCATCGTGCAAACATCCGCCCATATCAATATGGCGGCCGCGTATGTCTGCGGTAATGGCGAACGTGTTATGTCCGTTGCCGCATTGGTCATCGAATCGCACCTGCACAGTCATCTCGCAAGGCGTGCCGTCAATATCGACTTGCTTAGTGAAATGTTGCTTTTGGTCTTTGGTGAGTGTGGTCATGGTTTGTTCCCTCTTTGTTGTGCCAGTGTTGGCACCCAGAAAACCGCGCGGCGTCACCCGGTGCGGCTTGTGGGTCTGGGTTGGTTTAGGCGTATCGGCTGTTAAACTCAACAACGCGCTTGGCTTGTGCCAGCATGTCGGCCTGATCCTGAGTGAGGAACATTGCCGCGAAGGGGTGCTTGTTGTCATACTTAACCAGCGCCATTGCGTTTTTGTCTGATCGATCTGCCGCGTATTTGTTCAGTAGCTTTTCCATTGTGTAACCCCTTTGGTTTGTTAGTATCAGTGCGTTTGCATCTGATGTACTAATGAGAACACATATAAACATTGCAAACAATCGCAAACTTATACCGATTGTCCATAACTACGCATTCTTTTATAACCTTATCGCCATGGGCATTGATCCCATAATTGCCATACTATCGATCCCACTACGATTTTGCCGGGAATGATCCCAAACACTGTTACCGCTGCCATTGTCATTACGTCCATTTGTCTCTACCTGTTAATGGGTTCAGGTAGTAAACGATCGGCCGAGAGATTTATTACAAGCCGGGTTTATTTGGTCACCTTATTGGGTGCCTATCCGCCCCACACTTTCACCCGTACAGCATCCGCGCCGGCCGGGATCTGCCGTTGACGATCGGTCGGGCTGGCACGTTGGTTAGTACTTACCAACTAAACCGGCCGCTTTCTTGGAGGGGGGGAGGGGAGAGTCAACGAGCATCTGTGTATAGTTCCCACCCACCCACTAAAAAAGCCAAAACTGAAAAGTCGATAATCCTTGCAATCCCCCTCAGCACAAGTGTTACGATGCTACTTGTGGTAACACTCAAAGGTAACGGAAGGTAACACTTATGATTAAGATGATTGGTAAGCAGGTAAAGTCTAGGACAATGCATCTGACTGACGTTCAGGCAGGGGTTGTGGTCTTGGGTATTGTGGGCTTGGTCGTACTGGTTTTTATCCTTTAAGGGTTGTTTTTTGAATAATCTAATATAGGATAGGGAGGGAAAGGCGGGCTTAATAGGATGACAGAGGTCATCAAATAGCCTGTTTTACTTTTTAGGACTGTGGTATGGCTAGTGACCCTTTGCAGGTGGGCGGTGTTAAGTGGCCCAATATGATGCAGAAGCCTACGGGTATTGTTGCGGGTGCAGCTAATCCTGCTATGGATCCCACTACGCTGAACAACTCACAGCAGCCTTTAGATTCTGCCAAGGTCAGATTCCAGCCGACATCCGTTGATACCACCCCTTCTACTGATGCTACGAAGGGCAGGGCAATAGATACTTACGCTTAAGGAGATCCAAATGAAAGAACATACTGTTGAGTACCGCTCTATTGATTACTATTCAATGTGCGAGAAGTCCAAAGAGAAGGTGAAGGCTATGCAAGACGCTGGCATGTCTACCATCTACGATGCCAAGTCTACGCCTGAAGAGACTGAACTGCCTAAGATGGGTGGTTATTCCGTCATTATGATGGGCAAATGATGGAAGGGACTAATCAGTACAGGGTTGTTAAGGACTACTATCTGCCAGATGAGGAAGAAACCATTGAGTGGCATGACCATGAAGTCTTTAATAACTTTGAAGACGCATGGGCGAAAATGAAAAGGCTAAAAAACTCCGGCGCATTAAGCTGCACAGATATGTGGTGGCTTGATAAAAAAGGTGAAGATTTTGATATTTCAGGCCAAAATCTATCTCGTAAGTTGCTTTGGCGTGTAGAGTGGCTGTAAGTGCTTACTAACCTGTAAAGCTATGTCTGGCGTAGGTGTGTTAGAAGAAATCGCAGAGCATCTAGCTGATATAGCGGAGAGTTTGCGAGAGTTGCTAGAATTAGCAAAAGATTCTGATATGGAAGTAGATGATGCTTGATTCTGGTGACGAAAACGAACCCACACCACGCCGTGGTAGCCCAAAAAGGTCTGAAATAGCGGCCAAGACCCCAAAAAGACATAATTCTAAGGGCGGTCGAAAAAAAGTAGGCCGCCCCAAGGGTGATGCCGGGATTATCAATGAATATAAAGCCCGGATGCTGGCCTCGCCTAAGTCAAAGAAGGTATTGGAGTCTATCTTCAATGCCGCAATGGATGATGACCACAAGAATCAGGCTGCGGCTTGGAAGCTGGT